TATAGGATCATGGGTTGGAGATAGAGTTGCTGTTGTTGGAGATTATTTTGAAGAAGAAAAAGATAATCCATTATTCAAGAATCTTTATGAAGAAGTATCAAAGAAAGATTCAGGATATAAAAACATAGGAAAACAATTAAGACAAATGTTACCTAAAGTATTTGACTTTAAATTTAAGCAAGACTTTTGGATAACCAAAGAAGCTAATGGTAAAGAGTATAAAACTTATCATTGGGAAAGAGTAAATAAAACAAAGGAGGAAACAAATGAGTAACTTTAATAAAGAAGTTGGAGAATTTATTAAGCAACAAAGACTTAATAAAAATCCAAGAGTAACGCAGACAATGTTAGCTCGTTATTTAGGAGTAACATTTCAACAGGTACAAAAATATGAGAAAGGAATGAATGGATTATCATTACAAAAATTTCTTAAAACTATGGAATTTTTTAATTGTTCTATTACTGATGTACCTTTCACTCATTGGCTAACAAGAATACCAGTAGTCATTGAACATAAGGAGCAAGACCATGTTGAATCAAAAGAACTTTAAGGATTTGGTTGGAGAGTTTCAAACTTTCCACCAAAAAAATCCTGAAGTATATAAATTGTTTGTAAGATTTACCTTTCAAGCAATCAATAGAGGTCATCATAAACTATCAAGTGAGATGATTATTAATAGGATAAGATGGGAAACAAATGTAATGACTACTGATAAGGAATATAAAATCAATAATGATTATAAACCTTTTTATAGTCGTATGTTTATGACACAATATTCTAAATATAATAACTTCTTTCAGAAGAGAGGTAGTTATGCAGACAAAGTAGATTGGAGTAGCTATGTTGTACAATCAGATCATCAGACATCTGAAGTTACGCAGACAATATCTTAGGTTAGATGCTACTGCACTAGCAGAAAAGGTTGGTGTTGCTGACTCTCTCATTAATAAGTGGGAGAGTCTAAAGCAAATACCAAATGCATCTAACTTTTTAAATTGGTGTAATGCATTACAAATGAATGTTGCATTACTAGAACATAAGTCAATGATTGGAGAGTATGAACCTACTCCTCAATGTATTGAATATATCATTAACAATCATGGAAGCGAGGTAGATATTGAATACGAAAAACAAAAATTCACAGATCATTACAAAGCAAATGGAGATGTTAAAGCAGACTGGGATGCTTGTTTTAGAAACTGGATTAGAAGATCAATCCAATTTAGTAACAATCGAGGACAAACTCAAACACGCAACAATCCATATGATTCCAAAGCTGTTCAAGAAAGACGCAAACGAATCTCTAATGTTGCGAGTATGGGAGATCAGGTATCTGATGGGCAAGAACAGGGAAAAGTTCGAACCATCAAGTACGATAGATAAAGATGCACCTAATATTATTAATCGCATGGCTAGTTATATTCAGCCATGTACTAGAAAAGATATTGCAGTTGTATTAGAAACTATAGCAAGTACCTTTTCAATTAATATACCTAATGAAACAGGATTAGAACAATACTTTAGAATACTTCAAAAGTACCCTGCATCATTACTTAAAGATTGTATGGAAGATATATTAATTAAATATAAATATCCTAGGTTACCACTACCAGTAGAATTTACCGATAGATTAGATGCACCATACGAACATCATTTAGGTTGGTTAAAACAATTAACAAAGTCGTTTTATAAACTTGAATTATGGAAACAAAGTGAGTATAACAAACAAACAAAAGGAGAATGAAATGAAAACAAAAGAAGTTATCAAGACTCCAGTTGAAGATGTCAAGGTCAATCGTAATCGTGGTCTTGGTGGTAGTGATGCCACAAGAATTATGCGAGGGGATTGGCATGACCTTTGGTTAGAAAAAACTAATCGAAAAGAACCTGATGATCTATCACAAGTTCTTGCTGTTCAGCTAGGTATATATACCGAACCAGTAAATAGAATGTTCCTTAACTATGCATCTGAATTAAACATAAATGAGATGGCAGTACATAGTAGTAAGTTACCTGTAACAAAAGAATTTATGTTTGCACACTATGACGATTATTCTAAGTCGGATAATGCAATAGTAGAATACAAACATACTAATTCTAATAACACTTTAGATAATTGTATCAGTACATATATGCCACAGATACAACACTACCTTATGGTTAGTGGATGTAATCATGCTTGGCTATCTGTAATCTTTGGCAATCAAAGACATGAACATTGTAAGATTGATGCTGATAAAAATTATCAAAAGAAACTTTATGACATTGAGAAATCTTTTTGGTCCTATGTTAAAGATGACAAAGAACCTGAGAAAATAGAAACAGATGAGTTACCTAAACTTGCTGGTGCTATTAAAATCAATGACATGATAACACTAAATTTTGATGAGAATAAAGATAATCAATTCTTATCAAATGCTACAAGATGGGTTGAAACAAAGCAGATTGCAAATGAGAATACTGCATTGGGCAAAGTCTTGAAAGCAAAGATTCCTGATAACTGTAGGAAAGCAGTTGGAGGAGGAGTTGTAATCAGCAGAACAAAAGCTGGTTACTTAACCATCAAAGAAGAAACCAAAGGAGGTATGTAAGATGGCTAAACCACTAGACGAAAGAGTAAAACAAATCCTAAAGAAACTTGGCTTTGATCCTAAACAATGTTTATGGGATTGTCATGGAACTTGGGTAATGTATCATAGATTTATTGAGATCGCTGGTGCAAAAAATAAAATCCGATATGACCTAGAGGAGATAGAAACTAATTCAAGAGATGGAATAGTTTGTATTAAATGTAGAGCATCTATTGGAGTAAATGGGAGTGAGGAAAAAGTTATTACCTATGGAGAAGCAAGTCCTAAGAATAATAAAAATTCCTATCCTTATGCTATGGCTGAGAAACGAGCAGTAGATAGAGCAATCCTAAAACTATTAGGAATGCATGGGTTCGTTTATTCAGAAGATGAAATGGATTTATCTTCAAACACTAAACCTACAAACAATATAGGTGCTAGTGATGATACGAAGTTAGAAACATTCCAAGGAGAAATTAACTCTAGTAAGAATCTGAAAGAGTTAAAAGCATATGGACAAATGTATAAAGTACATATGGGTAAGGCAAAGCAAACAAGTCCTGCCATATATTTACAAACAAAAACTTTATATGAAACAAGACTAACTGAACTAACTAATGGAAAGGAAAATAATGTACAATAGTATCACACTAATAGGAAATCTTGGTGCTGATCCTGATATCAAACAAACTTCTAAGGGGGGCAAGTATGCTCTCCTTAGTGTTGCTACACATAAGAAAATTAAAGGAGAGAAACTTACTGAGTGGCATAAGGTTGTTGTATGGGATGAGAAAATTGCAGAAGTAATGGAGAAATATACTAGACGAGGTAGCAAAGTATTACTGCAAGGAAGATTGACATATAAAACATGGGAGAAAGAGGGGATTCAAATGAAACAAGCTGAAGTACATCTTGATAGATTTGAAAGTAAGATGGAAATGCTTGACTCTAAGAGCGAATCAAAATCATCTCAGAATGAGATAGATGATTTTGGTAGCGATAAGACCTATGAAAATGAAACAGAAAACCCTGATGTACCTTTCTAATGAGTAATTGTAACGATATAAAAATAGTTATGAACTTAATATCTGATGGTGGTTCTACTGATAAGTTTGGTATTCCAATTCAGCAAGGATCACTTGAAGATATTAATGAACAAAGAAATAAATTTATTAAACAATCTAATGAAGTCTTAATCATGTTTGATTATGCAATAGATGAACATGAAGATTGGAAGAAAGTTTATTTTGATGGAGAAATAGATGGATAATCATAATGATAATTCAGATTTAGTAGAGCAGTTAAAAGATTATAAAGAAAAAACTACTGCTCTATTAAAAGAATGTAAGAGAGATAATCTAATACAAGCAAAAGAGATAGATAGATTGAATGAGTATATACAGATACTAGAAATGGAACAGAAGAAATGACAAGAACACAACATATAATTTATAGTTTTATCAAGCAATATATTACTGCTGAAAAAATATCTCCAAGTTATGAGGACATATTGAAAGGTACTAAATACAAATCTAAATCACAGATTTATAAAGTGGTAGATGCTTTGATTAAAAAAGAATACCTAAAAAAGATAGGTAAGTTTGGAGATGCTAGACGCATAATAGTCAATAGAGATTATGAGAAAGGAGGTATTAAGATTGCAAAATCAAAACATTAATGGCGAAGCATATATGATGGCTGACAAAATTGCTAAAGAAAATCCTTATGCAATACGAGATCAGTTAGCTTTTTATATACAAAAGTCATGGGATGCTTTTCCAATTCTAAAGTTGCAAAATATTCAAGAGATATTAAAGCAACCTGAAGAAATGGAGAATCCTTGTGAGTAGAAAGTCTAAACAAAAAGGATATAGGACCGAATATAATTTGGTAAAATATTTTAACAAGAAAGGTTTGTCTGCAAAAC